GTCACCAATTTGATAATTGAGACTGTTTTGTGAAAATGAAGCAGTCTTTTTTATATCCCTGCAGTAGGTACGATTCTGCAGGGATTTTTTGTTGCTCTGAATGAGGCGATTCCATGTAAATCACCTCTGAGGACTAGCAAAACCTTCAAATGTGAAACTTAACAATTTGGTAACTATAAATTAAAAATAAACTGAGAGCGAAAACCGCAAAAATAGTAAAGATTAAAGATTGCGAGCCAATAGTTCAAAGTTTATTCATTCATTAGCTCTGTCGGGCTGATAGGTTGCCCAACTTTGCTATCGGCCTAGCTGAGCTAATGAAGAAAGAATTTTATGAAAAATATTAATGAAACCGAGTTCGAAAAAGAGTTCGAAAAAATCAAGAACTCTAAAATTGAACTCAAACCAGCAAAACAAAAACAAGGAGAAAAAACTATGAAAAATTTGAAAAAAGTAAATTACAAGAAAATTATTGAAACTGTTAAAACAATTATTATTTACACAGCGATTGTGGCTGGCGTGGCCTTCTATTTTGGAATGAAGCACGGCGAGAATAATGCTAAAATCCAGAACGATAAGATTGCGGAAACAGTTCAAAATTTAAACGTAAAAAAGTAGCCAAAAGCGTTCCGGCGCCAAAAGTCGAAGCTGCGGTTCAACAACCAAGCCAGCGCGAAACTGTGGAGGTTTTGCCTCGCCCTCGCCCTATTATTGCGAGTTCAAAGGTTGCGAATCGGTGCGAAGAGTTTCGAAATTTGGTTAAACAATATGACTGGAACGTGGAGGTGATGTTAGCGATTATGATGGCAGAAAGCAGCTGTAATCCAAATGCATTAAACACGAACAGCGACGGCTCGAACGATTTAGGATTATTTCAAATCAATTCAATTCACAAAAAGCCAAATCGTGAAAATCCAGAGCTGAACGTGCAATACGCTTATCAGATTTACAAAACACAAGGCTTGAACGCTTGGGTCGCCTATACAAACGGAAACTATTTGAAATTTATGAAATAAGGAGTCAGATATGGAACAAGAAATAATAGATAATTTTTGCGAGCTAATGTTCAAAAAAGAATATGCCACGATCGAACAGCACGAAGATGGTGAAAAATATGTCGAATTTAATGAAGAAGTAATCAGAGATTTCCTCGAAGAATACGCTCATGAAAACGAGTTATTCAATTTCGAAGAATCACCAAGCGTTGAGGCTTGGCGAGAATATAACGAAAGAGGGTTTTAAGATGAAGATTCAAGTAAAATACATCGAAAGCCAGACAATCTTTCGAATGAATAAACTAACTTTCGGAAAATTACAAAAAGTGCCATTTTAATTACAAAGGAGTCAGATATGGAACAGAAAATGAGTAAAGATTTTATTAAAAAAATCGCGAATGTCCAAAATGGAATGAAGGTTGATAAATCAAAGCATAATGACTATAGCAAATTCTTTTATCGAACAGTTGAAGATATTTATGCTACAGTTCGCCCACTCCTCACAGAAAATAGCTTAGCAATTAAGATTACTGATGATTTAGTTGAAATTAGCGGAAAGCTTATAATTAAAGCAACCGCTACAATTACAGATGGTGAAAATGAGTTTTCAAATACAGCTTACGCAGGTATTGAATTAGATAAAAAAGGCATGGATAGAAGCCAAATTTTTGGATCAGCTAGCACTTACGCTAGAAAATATGCACTTGGTGGATTGCTCTTAGTTGGTGGCGAAGATGACCCAGATTCAAAGGATAACCGACAGAAGAACACTAAGAATACTCAGTCAAAAACGCAAAAACCACAGCAAGAAGTATTTGAAATCAGCTCAGCTGACCGCCAAAAAATTACCGACTTTCTGTTAAATCTAGGTGTAAGTGAAAAAAATATTCAAGCTCGCCTACAAAAAATAACTACACAAGCAGAAGTTGATTCAATATTATTCGAAATTGAAAAAGGAGCAAATTAATTATGAACGATCAAATAGCTATAAAACCATTTGAAACTGAAGAAGAACTTAAAATAATCTCAAGAAATCTTAAAACTAATGCAGAAGAACTTGCTATTGATGGCGAAGCTGGTGTAAAAGAAGCTAAAGCACTCAAAAAACAAATTACTGCTTATACGAAAGATGTTGCAAGTAAACGCCTTAACTTCACTCGTCAATTAGATCAAATTAAGAAAAATGCAATGGACTTAGAGCGAGAAATCATTTCTGATGCTAAAGATGCAGATGAAATTGTCCGTTCAAAAATGTTAGCATATGAACAAAAACTTGAAGATGAACGAAGAGCTGAAGAAGTAAGGCTTTCAGAAATTGCAAAAAATATAACGGCAGAAATTCAAGTTCTATCCCCTAAGATTACAGACGAGAATACTCTCGCTGAAGCAAAAGCTCTCGTTGAAGAACGATTTAATAAGATTGCCGAACCAGATAGAACAACGCCAATTTTATTAGAAGCAAAAACTCGGTTACTTTCTAATTTTGAAGAACAATTCTTTACCATTCAACGAATTATGCAAGATAAAATTAATCTTTCGAATGTTGAAAAGATTGTTGAAGAGAAAAATATACGAGATCTAGAACTTCAAAAAGCTCAAAAAGTAGCTGCAAAAGCTAGTGCCTCACCAAAATTTGGTGCTCGCACTAAATTAGTTATTGAAATTTCTAATCCAGAGCTTGTCCCTAGAATGTTCTGTTCTCCAGATATCGCAAAAATCCGCGAATTCGCCAAAGGTCAAAATATAGCCGAGCTTGAAATTCCGGGCGTAAAATTAACTGAAGAAAGGACTATCTAATGGCATTTAGTAAAGTTGTAATTCTTGGAAATATTACCCGCGATCCAGAACTTAAAACTACACCAAATGGTTCGAATTTAGCAAATTTTACCGTGGCGATTAACAGAAATTACACCAGTCAATCTGGTGAAAAACAAACTGAGACCTCTTTTGTGGACTGTGTCGCTTGGGGTAAAACTGGTGAAACTATCGCTAAATATTTTCAAAAAGGTCGGCAAATTTTGGTTAGTGGTCGACTAAATCAGCGAACTTGGCAAGACAAAGACACTGGTAGGAATCGTTCAGCTCTAGATGTTGTAGTTGAAGAGTTCAGTTTTGTAAATGATGGCAATAGACAAAATGGAAGTATCTCGCCGAATGAGATTAGCGATGAACCAGTCGACCTAAGCGATATTCCATTCTAAGGAGCGGAAATGATTAAGAAAGAAGAACTCTTACACCTTAAAGTTTGCGATTACCTACGCAAGAACTACCCTGATGTGCTATTTCGCACCGATTTTAGTTCAGGTATGAAAATGACTCCCTGGCAAGCAGCAAAACACAAGAAATTTCAGAAATCTAGAGCTTGGCCAGATCTGTTTATCGCAGAAAGTGGAGTTGTTAAATTTGAAGAAGGCAATCTCATTGTAAACCTTCGAAAAAATGGAATGTTCCTTGAGCTTAAAGCTGATGACGTTAAACTTTACAAGAAAGATGGAACACTTCGAAAAAATAAGCACATCAAAGAACAGGCTGAAATGCTAGAAAAGCTCCGAAATGGGAACTATTATGCGGAATTTGCGATTGGTTATAAAGATGCAATTGAACAAATTCATGAATATTTGGGTAAACCAAAACATAAGAAAGTCGAATTTTAATAACTAGAAATGAAAGGATAACTATGAAACAACCTGATATTCAGCATTTAATTATGCAAGACTTGAAATTTAAAATGTCGGCTTGGCGAGCGATTGCGATCATCACCCTAATACTCTTTTCAGGTGCGATTGGATTGTTTATCGGCTCAGAAGCTGAACTCAAAAGCACTAAGGCTAAACTAAACGATACGGTTAATTGCCAAAAGTAATTAAAATCATAATTTCAGCCTTACAAGGGGCTAAACCCCAAATGTTCTAAAATATTTACGCAAAGGGAGGATTAAAATTATTTAATCATCCCTTGTAGGGCTGAAGTCAAGACCATATTGCTGATGTCAGCAAAATGGTTTTAAGGAGAAAGAATAGTAGAAATGAATGATTTTACAGTTAAATGGATAGATGAAAAAGGCATTGAACGGACTAAAAACTACAAGACCATAAACGATGCGACATATGCTCGAAATTGGCTACTTAAAAACGGCGCTAAACAGGTTGAAATATTTATCAATAAATAAGGAGGTATTGAATGAAAAAAAATTTGTCAGAAACTATTGGAACGATTATTGGGCTATTGATTTGCCTGTCGATAATAATTGGACTATTTCGAATGATAATGTGGATGATTGGACTTTAAGATGAAGATCGAAGTTATCGATAAGTCTAATAATAAGCAGAAGATATCAGTTGAGGCAATCCCTTCTCTATGAAAGCGTTATATAGAAATTTAATATTAATGAAAGGAAACTTATGGCAGGAACAAAAGCTGGCGGACTAAAAGCCGCCGCCACTAATAAATCTAAATACGGCAAAAATTTTTATTCCCGAATCGGTAAAAAAGGTGGCCAAAACGGAAGAACTAGAGGGTTCTATAATAATCCAGAGCTAGCTAGGCATGCTGGCCGGAAAGGTGGCAAAATCGGTGGTCTAAAATCTAAGCGTGGTAAAGCTAAAACTGCTTTATTAGCGGCTTAATTCTCCGCCCTACAATTTTATCAACATTAGTAATATAGTTCAGAAGACATGAAAGGAATGAAAATGAAACGATATAGACTAATAAAAGATTTACCATATGCGGAAGCTGGAACAATTTGGTTCAGACACCCCCAAGAACCAGTCTTGGTTTATAAAGATCATAGACTTCACATATTAGATATAACCCCTTGGGAATGGTTTGAAGAGGTTTAAGAGATGAAAAAGTATAGGCTTAAAAAGAATTTGCCTTATGCGAAAGCTGGTGAAATATTTGATGACCAATATGAAGATGGTATATTAACCTTTTATCATCAGAATAAAACTATTGACATATATAAGAAAAATATTGATAATTTCGATGAATGGTTCGAAGAAGTTAAAGAGACTGAGACTTTTGAAGTGCCAGATGAATATTATATCCCTATCATTTACGCCGATAAAATAGGTATTACGACACTTAAAATTGGCAATGACACAGTTGTGCATCAACCATTATACATCAACAGCCAATCAGTAGGTTTGGCATTCAAAACCGAAGAAGAAGCAGAAAGGCATATTAAATATCTCAAAGCTAAAGCGATTATTAAACAAGATACTAATGGCTTTAAACCTAATTGGAATAATGAAAATGAGAGCAAATACTATGGTTATTGGGATTCTAAAGATAATAAACCTTATTGGTATGTATTAGGTGTAAATAAGGTATCAGATATATTTTTCAAATCTTCGGAAGATATTAAAGAAAGTTTCGCAAAACACCCTGAAGAATGGAAGACCTACTTGACTTATGATCAGTAATGAACTTCAACTAACAGATTTAGAACAGCAAGTTTTAGAAGCTTTTTGTGAAATATTCTGCGACTATATAATAAATCAAGGCTATTCTATTCCAAGACAATTTATAAAAAGTAAGTGCAATATTTCCGATTATAAAAGCTTGAAAGCTTTAAAAAGTCTTCGAGAGAAAGGTTTAATCAAACTAGTCCGACATTATTATGCACAACATCCTGAAGAAGAATGTTTTTTGGAGATTGGTTATGTTCCGACAGATAAACTCGAAGAAACAGAATTATATAAGACAATTGAGAAAGAAGTCGAAGAAGAGATTAAAGAACATTTCAAATTATAAACCCTGCCCTACCTCAATAATATTAAAGTAGATAAATATGAAAGATGCAGAATGGAATAGGGTTATTCTAATGCCTATTCGCGATGAGGATGGAAATGGAATTACATTTATCTGGAGTGGTAAATTACCCGAACTATTTGAAAGAGTTCTCGTTTATACAGACAAAAGTAAAAGAGTGTATATGGACACCTGGACTCTTCTTGAAAATGGTAAGGGTTTCAAAACAATGTATTCATCAGTTTTTTATTGGATGAGCCTACCAGAACCCTCTAAAAATTAAGGAGAAAAAATATGAATAAGCAAGAACCAACTAACAAAGAACTTTTAGAAATAGTGGCAATCCTTGTAGAGTTATCGCTACAAATTGTGAATGAAAATCGCACATATTGGCTCAATCTCAAAAATCCCCCAGAAACAAGGGGAGAAATGTGGGAACAAGCAGATAAACTTGAAGAGATAAGTAAAAGAATAAATGCGTTATGCGAGAAATCGCAAGACCTCGTATTGGAACATAAGGATTTATTGAATTTAGACATATTAGGAGAATAAAAAAGGACTAAAATATGCTAAACAAAGCGGATGAAGATTTTACAATTATCCTTAATGAATATGATGAAAACGGAGAAAAGATAGTTGAGCATAGGTTTAAATCAGAACAAATGTATTGGGAATATTATGAATTACTTCAAGCAATTAAAAGAATGAACCGCCCGAAGATTTCAGAAGAAGAATATCAAAAGTGGTTTGAAGAGCAATGCGAAACTTGGTCTAAAATAGAAAATCTTGAAGAAAAACTCGAAGAATGGTCATAATATAAAAGGAGTAAAAAATAATGAAATATATAGTATTTGACATCGATGGAGTCTTAGCAGATTGTTCACACCGACTTCATTATATTCAAGGTGAAGATAAGGATTACGATAAATTTTATTCTAAAGAAGAACTGTGGAAAGATAAGCCTATCAAAGCTGGTATGAATATCTTAGACGCATTACATAGGTTTGAGGTTATGAGAGATAATCCTCGACTAACAGAATTTTATGGCGAAGTTATTTTTATAACTGGTAGGAATGAATCTTGTAAAAATACTACATATAACTGGCTTTATAATAATATTCTTGAACGAGGCACTGTCTATCATAAACTCTATATGAGGCCTAAAAATGATTATCGTCCAGCTCACGAAGTTAAGGAAGATTTAATTAAGAAGCACATCGGCTTTGAAAATATTATCTTTGCATTTGATGATGATGACAAGGTTAATGAGATGTATAAGAAACACGGTGTTATGTGTTATAAACCGAATATAACGAGTGTAATAAATAAGGAATAAAGGAATGAAAGATTTTATAAAAAATATAGATTGGTTAAAAGTTGAATTATTTTTATTGCATATCATACTTTTTGTTGCTTTTATAGGCTTTGGTATCTTTATATTTTTTTACACTGTTCAAAACGAACAACCAGAGTATAGTGCCGATACAATTCGGAAAATCAAAATCTGCCGAACCTACTCAAATGATTTCTGGCGAAACGATATAGACTTTATCGATGGAAAATGTTATTACAAAGGTAAAGAAGTAGAGATAGAATGAAAAATATAGAATGGAAAATAGTTTAATAACTCAATAAGTCAAAAACTCAACTTCTTTTATTTCGCATTCTCTGGTATAATAAAAAGAAAAAAGAGGTGGTCGCTATGGAATTAGGACTATTGAAGCGTTATGATAAAGTCTACGGATTTTTTCATGAAGATGACAAAACTAAGCCGGTTGTGCTGATTTATTTAGGAGATCAAACAGCAGAGTTTAGTACTTTCAGTTATTTAGTTGATGGACCGAAGGGAGTAGAAAAACACTACAAGTTCCTTCCGAATGATATTCAACTAAGCCCTTTCAAAGACGGTTGGAGCAAAGCCACAGAATAAACCACTCATGATGAGTGGTTTTCTATTGCGCTTTTGTCAACTAAAAGAACCCAAAACGGGTTCTTTTTATTAATTCAACTCATCGCTGACCCTTAAGCCAACTCTCCTGTCGCAATCACCGAAACAGTAACATCAAGCTCTTGACTAATTCTAGCTAAAGATGCCATTGTAAATTCAACATAGGTCGTAGTAACCACCGTGCTAAACACAGCTAATGGGTTTATCCCTGCGTTCAGTATTTGAACCGCCACGGCTGGTGGATTTTTGAACGCTTTAGGAAATTCAATCCTCGTTTTTTCATTTCTTTGGCGGAAGAAGTTAGGATTCCAATATGCCTGGTCGAACCACTGCGTGCGCACTTGTTGTGTTTTATGCTGAGTAGCTAAATTTCCAGATTGAATAATCTGAACGTTAGACTGTTTGAGTTTGATCGGATCGATCGAGCCAACTTTTATTCCAGTACCATCATGTAAAGATTCAAGATTATTAGCTATCTTATTCATTTTGGCTGCAGTTAAAGTTTCACCTGGCGTAAATGTCAAATTTTCGTAAGCCATTATTTTTTAGCTCCTAGCTTAAATATTGGTTTCAACCCTGCAAATGCCGTAGCGATTGCACCGCTAATTGCTAAAATCTCTTTCGTATAATTTGGAATTAAAATTACGCAAATTGTCGCAATCAACATATTCGTTAAAATTCCAAGGTCAGCTATAAAATACACTGTTGTTTTCGCTTTTTCGCTGATACGTGGTTCATATTCTGTGTTTGCGATGTTCTCAACCGTATTTTTCTGTAAATCTTCCAACATTTTTAACTCCTCTTCTGTTAATGGTCTTGCGTTAATTTGAATTAATTGTTTTTTCTCTGCTGTTTTAGAATTTTCAGCATTTCCGCTATTTTCTAAATTGTGCGACATATCTTTTTCCTCCTCTTTCTGAACTGTTAACCCTTGGTTTTCGGCCGGTTTTTCTTCAGTGGTTGGCAATTCTTGATTTTCTACCACTTCCGGTTCTTCCTTAACTTCTGGTTCAGCTGGTGGCGTTGGTTGTGCTGGTGCTGGCGTTTCCACTGCTGGCGTTGGTTCTGGTTGTGGTCGATTTTCAACGATAGTTCCATTGTCGCCTGCTGAAACTTCAGTTACGGGTGTCAACTCCATCCATACATCAATACCATCACGCTTTACTCGTGCAAACCACATTCCATCGTTTTGAACGACTTCTAGAGCGACAAAAGCACCTTGAATTTTAACCCAATCACCTGCGTTAATTTCACCATCGATTTTATAACCATCGCCATCAACCTTGGCTGCCCAGTTAGCTGGGATACCATTTTCTGCCCAAGTGAAACCTCTTGGACAAAGAGAATCGATTTTTAACTCTCTTCGACCATCATTGATATTTACTTCGGCAACTTGAAGTGCTGAATTGATTTTAAAGTACGAACCAATGTTAATCACATCATCAATTGCTTCAGGTTGTGGTGCTGGAGCTGGTGCATTTTGTGGTTTACCTGTATATCTAAAAATTGTTAGATATTGAACGTTGTTCCAGCCTGCTAATTTATCGTGTTCATCAGTGTGAATACCCTTATAGGCATACGCACAATGAATAATATTATCGTTATCAATAAATATTCCGGTATGTCCATTAGCACCTAATGTATACCCTTGTTTGCCCCAAATAAAGATGTCACCTCGTTGTGTTGGGATATATCCGTTTGCATCTGCTTCAATTCGTTGAAAGCCAAATTTTGGCAAGTCCACGAACTCTGTTTCAGTATTACCGATGCGGAAACCTTGTGGTAGAATTCCAGCGTAAATCAATGCGTGGTAAATGGCGCTCGAACAGTCGTAAGAATTCGGGCCATTTCTATAGTCCATCGAATAGCTAACTCTGCCCTGCCTTTGTTGAAACCAATCAATTACTTTATCCATTATTTCTTCTCCTTTCTTTTAAGCCTTTCTTTTATCATTTTTTTGCCATATTCTTCTCGCCAAGTTTCAATTAAACTGTCGATATAACCATTACCTCCTAACGCCTTATAATCCTCATACGACCGCTCAATCTCATCGACTTTTTCAGGTTGAGTGTTTATCATCAGTAAAATTTCATTCCGTTTGCCATTTCTAGCATTATTATGTCCAATATCACGAATTTCGCTAACATCTTCTTTAATTTCTGCTATCTGATCATTAACACCTTGAAACTCCCCTTTAAGCATTTCTTTCATTCCATTTTTAGCGTATTTGATAAGTGTTATTATGCCACCAATCAGTCCACTCAAGAAAGCTATTATTCCACCAATTTCACCAATTGTTATATGATCCACATTATTTATCCTTTTCTCTAATTAATCTTAGCGCTCAAAAGAAAAAAACGGCCTCTTTCAAGTGCCGTTTATTATATTTTCATTATAACACATTTTTCATCTCTAACCAAGAATTTCTCCAGAATCCAAGCGCGAAGAGTCAAGAATAAATAGCTTAATATTTGGTAATGCTTGCAGATACAAACCTTGTCTAAAATTTGCATCCACTCCACCTTCAAGACTAATTCCTAATATTGCGCAATTATATCGTTCACCCAAATCACGAATTTCCAGCTCCACGCTATCAGCCAATTGCAAGTGAGGTCTCATAAAGTTTTTAATAGTAAATTGCATATTTGGCTCACTCATATTTCGCAAGATTCCATCACCTATTTCCGCCATTGCACCACCAACACCTCTTTCAGCAAGCTGAGGATTATCACCGTATCTATCACTTATTTTTATTTCATAATCCATAGAGTTTCCAGCAAGTCCTGTATTTTCTTCAGGGTTAAGCCCATATTTTTCGATACTCGGAATATTCTGAACAACAACTGGTGATTCATTGATCTCTTGAATAATTCGCCCAGGAATCATAAAATCATGCAAGTAAGCGCGTGTTTTTAATGGATTTTCAACTTCAAGCTTGTATTTCGTACCAAAGCTATAACCGGTTACTTTTAAGCCATTTAAAATCGCTCCATTTTCATCTTTTGAATTTTTAAAAACAACTGTCGGCTCAATATTTTTGCCAATCAAGCCATATTTTGCTTTTTCAATTAAATTTAGCCAAAAGGTTGCTTTCGATTTAGCACCGACTGAATTTTCTTCACCTTCAAGTTTAAAAGGTGTGCCAAAACCAACTTCTTTTAAATACGAGCTTTTAACTTTTACGGAGTTAATAATTTTTGAATCAGCAATCTCTAATTCTGTCATATTTGAGTAGCTAAAATTCCAAGACGAGATTTTATTTTTAGCGAGTTTTTCGCTTGGTAAAAAGTTTAAAATACCGTTTTCGTCAGCATAAATCAAAGCGTTTTCGTTTTGAGCAATTTCTTTAAAAAGTTCACCCATTGTTTTTTCGCTAGTTAGCAAAAACGGATAAACTCTAGTTAAATTATCATCAATTTTAAACTGATTTTCACTAAAACCACGCCTAGTTAAAATTTCTTTTAGTATATCTTTAATTTTCTGATTCTCAAAATAGCTTTGTTGAATTTCTTGGGTTTCAAAATAGCTCATCGCATCAAATGCTTCAAGCTCCACTGTTGATGAAACAATGTTTACTTTTGGCCGACCGATAAATCCGGTAAAAACGCAAATCATTTCGCCATTATAGCCAACAAATATTTTCACCGGTCGCCCAGCCTTAAAATTAGCCCCAATCTCTGGGTTATTTGGCAAAAACCGCCTCGTCTGATTATTTAGAGTAATTTTCGCATTCGCGGAGACCACGCCCCAAGCATATTGGGATATTTTTCTAGAAATAGAAAAATTCTTAACAAACTTTGACTCATCATTATATTCAAAAGTGTCAAATAGCGTAATGATATCTTCCGAGCCTTTCAGAAAATTATTATTATCTAATTTACTTGAATCTAATGCAAAGAAACCTGCATCTTTTCGAATTTCCTTATTCCAGCCAATTTTAACCACAAATTCAGTTCTCTTTTGAGGTTGTTTGAGGGTTTTGATGAAATTATCGCTTACATTTTGACTCATTTAAAACTCCCGAATCGTTACGTCTAGCTCGGTTAATAAATCACCGCCCCTTCGATATTCGCTAACACTAAAATCAGTAATTAATCCCGTAAAACTAAGCAATCCCCAAACACTTTCATTGTTCTCAAAAGTAATTTGAGCTTGATTTTCTAGGTCTTTAAAATACCTTACTAATTCAGGAGTTGCACGATCATAACTAAGCTTCACGCGCTTTTTATCTGGATATTTTTGTCGTTCAATTGTGCCGTCAATCGCAAAACTATCTGTTTTAATAGTTTCAGGATCGTCATTATAGCTAGTTGGTTGTTTTAAAATCTCATTTCCATTTATTTTTATCATCGCAAAGCTCCCATCTGATCAAAACTTAAACCTTGGCTTTTAAGAGCGGTATTAATCTTTTTGGCGATATTAATAGCGTCCGCTTCTTCAAAATCTCCACCTTTAGTTTCAACATTCACACTAATATTTACAGTGTTTCCGCCACCAGCTCCGCCACGTTCAGCAAGTTGTCCAGCCAAATTAGTAATCCAGCCAGTATTATTTTCAAGAGGCATCACCGCCTCTTTACCAGATTCACCGATGATTGCCATTGTGGCACTATCTACCACGCCACCCTTGGCAAGCATTGGAAACATTGGGAAGGTCGGGTGAGCGCCGCCAAGCCCTGGAACCCAAGATGGTACGGTAACTCCATTCAAAGTGCGGAAAATCGAGTTAATACCACCAATAACAGCATTAATTGGTGCTTTAATAATCGCAATAATAGAACTAAATACGGTTTTAATACCAGCCGCCAACCCGTTTACTCCTTGAACAATCCCATTCCATAGTCCTGAGAAAAAGCGTGAAACAGGTTGGATAATATTAGAATTTATCCAATTAGTTATTGGTGAAATTACGTTCATTACGCCCTGAATAAACCCACTTACTCCCTGCACGATCCCGTTCCATAATCCTGAAAAGAAATTAGCAATCGGCTGAATAATATTATCATTTATCCAATTAACGATTGGTGAAATAACTGTCATAATGGCATTTACTATAGTTGATATGATTGCGTTCATAGTATCTATATAAGCAGTAACCACTCCGACAATCATATTCCAAATTGTCGAAACGAAACCGCAAATATTATTCCACACTGTTTGCCAATTCTGAAATAGCCAAATAAAAGGCTGGGCAATGCTTTCAATCGCGGTCGCCACTAAAGCAACAATTAAAATAAATATGCTTGAAACAATTTGCCAAAGAGTATTAAAGATTGGCGAAACGAATGCTAGAAAATTCTGAAAAGGCACTATAATTGCATTAGCTACTGTTGAGATAACACTAACAATATTTCCAAAAACTCCGCTCACAAACTTCACAAATTCCCCAAAAATCTGTTTACCGATTTCTGTTTGCGTGAAAAACCAAACCAATCCGGCAACAACCGCGGCGATTGCCAGAACAATTAAGCCAATTGGGTTTGCTGCCATTGCCACGTTGAACGCTGTTTGTGCCACAGTTGCAATATTTGTTGCTGCAGTCTGAAGACCTACCGCTACCGCATGAGCTTTTGCACTAACCGAGCTTGCAATCTGAGCCTTATTCAAATCTTGATACCATGCTGCAGCCTTTTTCACTCCATCGCCCATTTTACCGACTGCATCACTAACTTTTGTTATAGCATCAACAATTTCACTAGCAACCACAACCGCCTTAAAGCTCGCCCACAGAGCTGTGAGCGTAATCATTGCTGGCTGAATATTATTAATGATAATCTGGGCAACATCTTTAATCTTTTCTTTATTCTCTTCAAGCCATTTGGTCGCTTTTTCAACTTTTTCACTCATTTGAGCAAAAATTCCATTTGGATCAATTTCACCTGTCGCTTTATTAACGCCAATCAGCTCCAAGCCAACATTGCTGATCGTTTCTTGCAGGTTACTCATTCGCCCATCAAAAGTCTGAGCTTGTTTTGCCGCACCATTAAAGGCAAAACCACCCTCACTTGCAGCGTTCTTTAATGCCGTCTCCAAAATCTCTGCCGAAACCTTACCTTTCGATAGAGCAGTCATAACATCGCCAAGGCCACGTTTATTTAGCTCATTCTGCAAAACTTCACGCACTTTTCCAGCGCAACTATTCAAAATTTGGTAAAAATCTTGAGTATCAAGCTTACCTTTAGCTAAAGCCTGTGACACTGGCAAAACTAGCTGACCTAAATTTGCGCCAGTTGCTCCGGCGATATCACCAAGCCACTTCATTCGTGAGCCAAGTTTGTCAACGCTAACACCAGCACCGAGCAGAGTTCGAGCTGCCGCATTAATATCGTCAGCACTAAAAGCTGTCTCTAGACTAAATTTATTAAGCTGAGCCATCACCTTTCGAGCGCCTTCGGCTGATCCAGTCAAGCTTTCAAAACTAGCTCGCACCGATTGCAAAGTTGAGGCTTCTTTCACGAAAGCATTCAAACCAAAACTTCCACCAACTAAAGTAGCGCCCAGTAGCTTCATCGCGCCCTGAACTTTTCCAGCCATATTATTTGCACTGTTCGCGATACTTTCCAAACTTCGTTTGTTTCTCCTAGAAAAATCATCAACGGTTTTACCGGCACTTTTCATAAGAGTTTCGAACTGTTTAGTATCTGCTCGAACCGTTAGCGTAATCGTATTGCTCATTATCTAGTCTTTCTTTTCATTTCTTCAATTTGTTTAGCCTCAAAATTGGCTTCAATATTTAGTTTAATTCTAATCGCATCAATAAACTCGGCTGGCTGGTTTTGATATTCCCACCAAGTCCAGCCGAATTTTTCACATATTGTAGCAATCATGAACATCTCGGGCACTTCGCCCCTACCAGCATTTATGCTTCGTTCGTAAGTTCTGGCGTCTCGGGCGAGCTTGCTAAATTTTGGCTATTTCGCTCAAAAACTTCACTACAAGCTTTCGAGATAGCTTCATAGTCTTCGGCAAATTCGCTATCCATCAATTTGTCGAAAGCTCCTTCAGTTGTGCCGTCATAATCAACCAATAAAATTTCAGTAGCGAGCTCTTGTGCTTCGATCATTTGGTCGCCTTCTACCACAAACTCCATCTCACCGCCTTGAATGCTTTTAGGTGTGATTTTTTGGCGTGAAAGCAATGCTTTTTGATATTTATTGCGGTCTCGAACTCGCAAAAAGTTTCTAATCACGGCATATCGGCCATTTTCTAATTCAATTCGTTGATCTCGCATAATTCCTCCTAATAATCAAAGCTATTAATCAATTCAGCTTCAATAGTTTTTCCAGTTTTAATATCATTCAATACTTCAAAGTTGATTGTTTCAGTAGCCAAATCACTCAAGCCATAGCTTGGGTCATAGCTCGAAATTCCAATTTTAGCCGCACGAATTTTCAAGCTTGTTGGTGTTTTTGTTCCAGCTTTATGGCGGTCATCGATTAAGCCAAATTCCAAAGCATAGCTTTTTCCATTCACGGTTGCATCTTGGTATTTTGTGTTCTGAATTTTTTGTTCAAAGCTTCCGCTCGCTTCAAAGTCCATGTTGAAAATCTCACTCACATCACCTTTGTAAAAGTCTGTGTTCAAGTTCTTTTTAAACTCCAAGCTAAAGCTTGTTGGCATTACATCGGGTGCAGTTGCAAGTCCAGTCAAATCATCAGCAAGTTTCAAATAAAAATCTTTCGGCAAGAACTCAGGTTCGTCGATGTATCCTGCAATAATTGAGTTTTTAGCTACTCGCTCACCTTTTTTTGAAATAAAGTTCATCTCAATTTTTGGATAGTCGTCAGCTTGCCAAGAAATTTTAAAGCTATCAAGCATTGCGAAAGTGTATTTTTTCGCCTCAATGTCATTTTTAATAGCTAAAGTCGCCGAACTGTGACTATTTGAATTACTTAAAGCAAAATTATATTTCTTAGCTTTATTATCGTCATCGACAGTACCTTTTGTAGGTTTTTGACCAAAGGCCAATGCTAAAAAGTAGTAAAGTCCCTTGATAAACATTTTTCCACCGATCGAGCCTTCACCTTTAACACTCATTACATCAATCGAGTTATTTTTTACGATTGAGCCATATGCAGACTCGTTGTTTTTAGTTTCAATTGTGTCTTTAAAGCTAAAATCGAGTTGTGGATAAAAATAGCTTGGGTCTTTTGCTGTCCCCCTCGTATCTTCTAGATTAATTCCAATAGCTATTTTTCGACCAACGATTGCGCCTTCATTCATCTTCTTCTCCTTTTAAAATTAAAGCCCAACCAACCAAATTTTAAACCAAAAGAAAATACGGCCGTTTGAGCCGTATATTATATTTTTATTATATCAATTATTTAACTTTTGCGCAAGCGCTAAACCTTTGATCTTCGAAAGCCGGCACTTTGAGCTTCAGTNGCCAAAGTAAAAACATGAGTTAATGTGCTCATGTTTTTTACTTTAATTTGAATATTTTTAACTAGTTTTTTGTTTAGGTAATGTATTTGTCTAGATTTAGAAAAATAGGTGTTAAACTCTTGCTCTTCGAAAGCCGGCACTTTGAGCTTCAGCCTCTGAACAAAATATTGCTTCAGGGTTAGTTTTGTTGTAATATTTTTGACCAGGCATATGATAAATTTTACCATTTCTACTAATATTACCTTTAATTACACAAGCCCCCTGAGATTGTTGTGGTGCTGGTGTAGTGGGAGTGGGTTGCGATTTAGGCGTCTGTGTGCCTGCTGGCTTTGTAGCATCACCTGCACAAGTATTTTCCGCCCATAAACCTTTGTTCTCTTCACGAGCTTTGCGTGCCGCCTCCTTAAACTCATTCTGATATTTGT